GAGAGATATTACAGGACGAGGGTCGCCGTCTATTGCGTAATCAGTCGTTGGCGTTGGAGCGCAAACTACAAGTGCGCTCTGGTCGATTGATGAGTACGCGTAGGATTGGTGTCGAGGGTGGCGATGTGTACGATGGCCGCCTCTCTTTTACCCATACTGCTTATGAGCGTTTTCTTGATATGCGCCGTCTGCGTATTGGCTCAAAAGATGTGTATCGCAACCGTAAAATCCACAATCGTTTTGTGTTTGGGCATTATTCGTCTATCGCTGGCCGCCTGATGCACGACCTTACTGATGATGTTGTTGCACGAATCCGTGAACAAATAAAATCAGAGAATAATGGCTAAAACAGTTAGGGACGAAGATTTGCGCTTAAATATCATCATCAATGGTGATAATGGGCGCAAGGAGATTGGTGAGTTGGAGCGTAAAATCCACGACACCAATGCCAAGTTGGAGCAACTCTATGACAAGCGCAAAAAGTTGGAGCAACAAGGCAAGCAGGATACCGTTGCATATAAGAACCTCCAATCGCAGATAGGACGATACAACAAGACTCTCGAAAACAATCGCGAGCGTCTTGCCTCGTTACAACGCCAGCAGTCGGTGAATACTATGACGCTTCAGGAGTTGCGAAAGCATATCAACCGTGTGCAGATAGAACTTAACAAGACCGACCCGAAGTCGGAGCGTTGGGCGCAACTTAACGCAGAACTCAAACAGTCGAAGGCTCGTATGGTTGAGTTGTCCACACAGTCGAAGGCCACCAATGGAGTGGTGTGCAATCTTGCAGAGCGACTAAATCGATATATAGGTCTTATCACGGCGGGGTTTGCAACAGCGAGTGTGATGGTAACGGGTGTTAATCGTGCGCGCAATGCGTTCAATCAATATGACGAGGCCGTCACAGATGCCAGCAAGACAACCAACCTCACCAAAGGAGAGGTGGAGCAGCTCTCGCAGTCGCTCAAAAAACTTGACACTCGCACCTCGCAGAATCAGTTGCTTGGCTTGGTCGAGATAGCAGGTAAGTTGGGTATTAAGGGCAAAGATAATATCGAGGGCTTTGTCCGTGCGGCAGATAAAATCAATGTTTCATTGTCGAAGGACTTGGGCGATAATGCCGAGGACGCATTAAAGGAGATTGGTAAACTTGTCGATATTTTCAACCTCGAATCTGAATATGGCATTGAGACCTCGATGTTGAAGGTCGGCTCTGCCATCAATTCACTCGGTATGTCATCAACGGCAAACGAGGGTTATATCGTGGAGTTCTCGAAGCGTTTGGCGGGTATTGCGCCGAATGCCAATATCTCTATACAGAATGTGCTGGGCTTGGCGGCCACGCTTGACTCTTTGGGTCAGATGAGCGAAACATCTACCACAGCATTGAGCCAGACCATCGTTAAGATGTTTAGTAATACATCTGCTTTTGCGAAGGTGGCAAAGATGGAGGTTGGCGAGTTCAAGGATTTGTTGGCCAAAGATACTAATGAGGCTCTTATCCGTGTGTTGGAGGGTATGAGTGGCAGTGATATGGCCGAGGCATCAGCTGCTTTGGAGTCGCTCAATTTGCGTGGTACTCGTGCAGAGCAAATCTTGGGTGCGCTGGCTAAAAATACCGACAAGTTGCGTGAGCAACAAGCATTGTCGAATAAGTCTTTTGCAGAGGGTAACTCTGTGATGGAGGAGTTTGATAGAAAAAATACATCTGCTACGGCTCAGATGGAGAAAGCAAAGAAGGCCATCACCGAGAAGGCTGTTGCTTTGGGTAGTAAGTTGGCTCCAATGCTGACCACCTCGTTATCTCTCTCGACAAATTTTATTAAGATTATGTTGGAGTGTGTCGAGGTGGCCACAAAGTATCGTTTGATAATCCTCGCCTTGACAGCAGCATACGCCGCGAATATCGCAATGAAGAAGATTGAGGTTGCTTGGCATAAAACATCAATCCTTTGGAGCGGGAAATATAGCGCGTTGTTGGAAAGCCAAATCCGCTCAATGAACAATGCTACTGCGGCATCGTATGCGTGGGCGGCGGCGAAGGCCTTGCTTACAGGTAACATCAAACTTGCTACGGTGGCTGTTAAGAGTTTTATGGCCGCTATGGGACCTATTGGGTGGATAACACTTGGACTTTCGACACTTGGCCCTGTTGTGGCGGGATTGGTGACTCATTGGCGCGATGCAAATAAGGCGCAGCGAGAGTTATCCTCAGCGATGAAAACAGCGGCAACGGAAGCATCTGTTGAGAGAACGGAACTCGATAAACTTATTGGTAAGTTGTCGGCCTGCAAGGAGGGCACGCAGGAGTACGCCGACACCCAGCAAGAGATTATCGATAAGTTTGGCAAGTATGATAGCACTCTGACAAAGGAGGGTGTTTCTGTCGATACACTCCGGGATAAATACGATGAGTTATCTGCGGCCATTATGCAGAGCGCAAAGAACCGTCAGTATAAGACTTTCATAGAGAATCAGCAGAAGTCGTTTGATGAGCAGTTTGGCGAAATATCGGATAAATTGTGGGAGCATCTGTCAGATAAGTATTACACCGAGAAAGCCTCGAAGTATTACAATCAGATTATGGACGCTTTTATGCGTGGCAGTTCTCTCGACCCGTGGCTCACATCGGGTCACGCCAAGACCCAACGCCTTGTAAAGGAGTTGGGGAAGTTGCGTACCTCTCAAAATAAAATTCAGGCCGATGCCCGGGCACGCTTTGGCATTAAGGCCGAGCCTACCCCTGCAACCCCGACAGAGATAGAGGAGGTTGTTGTAGTTGGTGGCGATAACGATGATAAGGGTGGCGGTTCTACCGATGCCAAGAAGTGGTCGCTGGATAAAGATGAGGAGTATCTCCAACAGCGTTTAGCACTCAAAAATAAATATTTGAATGGTGAGTACGCAAGTGAGCAGGCTTATGAAGATGCGCTGCTCGCCCTCGAAATAAAGTTTTTGCAGGAGCGTTTAGCCCAGAATAAGGAGAAGGGTGCGGAACGTCTTGCTCTTCAAGAACAACTTACCGAGAAACAGATAACGCAGAAGGAGAAGCAGGTTAAGAATGAGGAGGAAGCCGAAAAGCAGCGCGTTAAGAATGAGGAGGAAGTAAATAAGATTATAGCAGAACTCTCTACTGACCGCATTGAGAAGGAGAATGCAGATTACGAAAGGCGTAAGAGTAAACTCACGGGCAATACGAAGACTCTTGAAGCACTCGAAAAGGCTCACGCAGCACGTCTTGCAAAGATTTATCTTGAAGAGGCAGAGGCTCAGCGTGAAACAGATGAGGCTAAATACAAATCACGCCGCAGGTCTATCATAGAGAGAAATCGTCAGGAAACTGCGTTATTTACAGGCTCCCAGCGTGAGCGTAAGGAGATGACCAAACGCCATTATCAAGAACTTAATGCGCTTGATAAGGAGTATTTAGAGGGTATGCTCAATCAGTTGCGTGAATTGGTGAAGAACCATACTATTACGCAGGAGGGCATTGCAATACCTATCGATATATCTGATAAAGACCTTGCAGAACTCTATCGACAAATCGAGGAGTTGGAGCAGAAGTTGGCCGAGTTGGGTGTAACCAGCGATGCCACAGATGCTACATCAACCGTGCGTGGCCGTTCATTCTTGGGCTTGGGTAAATCTGAATGGGAAGATTTATTTAAGGGTAATATTGAGTCTTTTGAGGGTTGGGCATCTACCATTGGCACGCTCACGGAGAATATCGGTAACGAGGTTATGAGCGTGTGGGGTAACATCGATAAGGCGATGACTGCATCGGAGAACCGACAACTTAAACTCTATCAGAAGAACAACGAGAAGAAAAAGAAGTCATTTGAAGACCGCTTAAATGCGGGGCTTATGACGCAGGCTCAGTATGATGCAGAGATGGAGGCTATGCAGGCTGCCGAAGATGCGTATCAGGAGGAGTTGGCTCTTAAACAGGCAAAACGTCAAAAGGCGATGAATATATCGCAGGCTCTTATCAATACCGCTGTTGCTGTTACTCAGACATTCGCAGAATTTGGTTGGCCATTCGGTATTGTCCCTGCTGGTATTATGGCGGCTTTGGGTGCTGCCGAAGTAGCAACCATTGCGGCGCAACCCATTGTTGGAGCAGAATCGGGAGGTCCTATAAATGTAACTCGCGCACAAGATGGTAAGCCGTTTAAGGCGCGTCTCAACCCCTCAAAGCGAGGCTTTATATCAACGCCAACGGTATTGGTAGGGGAGAATGGGACGGAGTATGTTATTCCCAACGAAGCACTACGCAATCCAACAATATATCCATTTATAACAGCGATGGAGGGTGCGCGTAGGAATGGTACTCTGCGAAATATAAATTTTGATAGTATCTATTCTGTACCGATAGTTACGGGTAGAGCAAATGGTGGATATACGGAGACTTCCACAGTGCCGTCACCTATCGAGACCATTACATCTACCTCGACAGCACAAGAACTTTTGGAGTTGTTGCGTAAATTGAACGTGACATTATCGAAGCCGATATGGGCCAAAGTGGCGATGTTGGGCAAAGATGGATTTATAGAGCAAATGGAGAAGTACGAAGAGTTGAAAAAGAAGGGTGAAGTATGATAGAGATAATTACCAGAGCAGGCATCTCGCTTGACCTTGCGCCTGATGCGTTGTTTGAAGTTGAACTTGAAAATCCGATGTTGGCAGATGAACATATCTCGGTTGCATATTCAACGAGCATCTCATTCTTGCCAACATTGAAAAATAAGCAAGTTTTTGGATATTTATCTGCGATGTTGCTTGAACCGCAGGTAAAGGAAGTAGCGGCATCTGTTCAGGTGCGGGGTATTCCGCTATTCTTTGGAACTCTTGTGTATGATGGTATAGAGGAGGGAAATATCAATTATACTTTTTCGGGACGTAACCTCGAAGATGATTGGGGTGGATATATACATTCGCTATCACATCTAACAGAAAAGACCTTTGAGTATGAGGAGACAACGCCTCTCTCTTGTTTGGCGGATTGGTGGGATTATTATGGCCGTATTAAGAATGGGGCGGAGATAGCCGACTTTGAATATCCTACGCTTGTTGGTGCTGCCAATATCGCCGATATAGAGCATAGGAATAATTTTGAGTTGGATATGGCCAATGTCGGAGTGAAATACCGTAACTATCCATACGGACTATGGACGCTCTCCAACCCTGCTGTAAAGGTGGCCAATATATTGTCCAAAGCGTTTGCTAAAACGTCAATATCGCCGTTAATCATAAAGCGTTATGAGTCATTGGCCATACTTGGTATGTATAAGCGAGGAACAAGCGATTTTGTAGTAGAGGGAAGCAACCCAAACCTTATACTTCGCGTGGCTGACTCTCTACCTGAATGTACTGTTTCAGTATTGGTAAAAAACATCTTGAAAATGTTTTGCGCCACATTATTTAGAGATGGCGCAGGCTTTAAGATAGTGACCAATAAAGAGGTGTTGGAAAGTGATGTGGTGGCCGATTGGAGTAATAAGGTCTCAGATATTTACTCGTTATCAACTGCGAGTAAACAGGGATATACATTCCATTTTAATAATGACGACTCGGAGAATACAGGCGTAGCAGAACCATCAGAAACGATTGCAAGTGGGGAAAGTAGCGTTGTCGATGTATCTACATTGGGCGATGTTATTAAGATGGCGGAGGAACATCAAGAATATATTGCTATGAGATATGCAAAAACGGGAGATATTTACAATGGCAAGAGTGTAAAAGTGTGGAATTTGCTTGCGGATAGCCCTGAATACACAATGCCGTATCTCGATATGTTATTGCATAAAATGGAAAAGTATAATACGGACGAGGGGGATAGCAACTATGATAATGCAATAGACTTTCGGCTGGTCAGATGTATGCCTACAAAGATATTGGCGCAGGAGTCAAAAGATATTTTCTACCATATGTGCCCCATTGTAGATTTTCCTGCGGCAGAAACGGGCCGAACATCTAATATATGGATAGGCACTCTTCTGCGAGGGCAACTTGTCGATAAGGGTAGGGCATTTGCCCAACCCGCTGATTTGGGAGTACGCGATGAGTATGCGGACGAGGAACTTTCGCTTGACCCCGCAGTATTGTATCAAACATACCATAAAGAATTTGCATCGTGGTTGGCTCAGGATAGGCGTGTTATGACCACAGATGTATATCTTACCCCACAGGATATAGCCGCATTACGGCTGTATGGGAAGGTGAGCATATATAGTCAGGAGTTCTTCATAAAGAAGTTGTCGTTCACTTTTTCGGCAAGTAGTGACTATATCGGCGTGAGGGGAGAGTTTATCAGTGCCGCTCGAAAATAGTGTCCTTTTGTAGCCATCTTCGGGTGGCTATTTTTGTGTAAAAATAGATGCGCTATGAGTTGGCTTGATGATACAAAATCTATATTCTCAAAAAATATGCGGGATATTGTTGTTGCAGTGGGGAAAGTTCCTAATGCAACAATCGAGGTATCTGATGTTGATGGCAATGCTGCTTCCTTCTTACTTCAACCCGTAAATACATTTATCACATTATGCACCTCGGAGGTAATTGATAGTTTTGCACAGTCATATCCTCCGCGCATAAACACCACTGAAACACAGGTGGAGACGATACACCCTATATCGTTGAAAATATCTGTCGATGGAGTGATACATAAGAGCATCTATATCCCGACAATCTGGGGTGGCGTGCCTGATGGAGTTAAAGATGAACATTATTTCCTGCAACATCACTTCCTTACGTGGCGACCTCAAATAGGATATGTAACCAAAGGCATCAAGCAACAACTATCGTTAGCCATCGCTGATACTCAGGTTGGGGTAAGCGATGTTGTGCGTAAATATAGGAGCCTTTATGTTAAGGTGTATTTCCGTATTGCGACCCCGATAGAATTACCATTGGAGAAGTGTACTTACGATAATTCAATATACCGTATAGATTGTTCTTATCAACGAATTTTAGACCTCGTTAAGGCGGAATTATCAACCAATGACGATGTTGTAGCCTATGACATATATGGCAAGGGGGACAATAGTGAATATTCCTCTATGATACCACAGCGTTTCATAGTGCTACCCTATAACTCGGCTTACGGATATTTCTTCTTTCAAAACACGTTGGGAGGTTTCGATACTATAATCGCGTATGGTAGTACTAAAAGCACATCATCAAGCGAGGTAAAGACCTCTATTGTGCGCCGTCAAGAGACAGAAGTGATAAATGATTTTGCAGAGAGTTGGGAAACAAATACGGGTTATATAAATAGTGAAGTAGAGAAGGGCCTTTGGCAAGAGTTCCTACGCTCAACAAATAGATACATACTTCGCCCAGATGGTACAGCACGCCGCATCATTGTAGATGAGTGCAAGGCGGAATATACTCGTCACAAAGTAGGCAGTTTTACGTTTGAGTATCACTATGCCGAACAAGACAAGGGGGCGTATTATGAACATCAAGAGACCCTAACAGAACTGTAATATGGCAAAACGAAGACAAAACCATCGAGGGGACTTCTCGATGATTCATATATTTCAGAAAGACGGAGAACAAATTGCTGTTCCCCAGCATATCCGTATAGAGTATTATACGCCATTCCGTAAAAGACGCTATGTAGTGGAGCGCAATGGAGACTCCTGTAAGAATTGTTATATCGATGGCAATACTCTTGTCGCCACTATTGCATTATCTCACACCTACATTGGTACAGGCCTACTATGCTATACAGTGACCATATATGAGCCCGATGCGTCATATCCGAGTGGAGAAAGAGCAGTTCCGATACCTTGCCAAAGCGATATATTGTTGTGGAGAGGCAAGACAGCTGATAGTATGGGAGCCTATGAGTGTGCAGTGCTTATGTCGGAAAATGCTCTTGCCCGTCTTTCAGATGTAATCATCGAGCAACCCAAAGCAGGTGATTACCTCGTGTTTGATGGCACTTGTTGGGTGAACACTCCAAAGCCTACATCTGTTGGCAATCTCTTCGATTATGCCACGCAGAAATGGGTGTTAGAGTTATTGCAAGAGCAAGCCGTTAGTTCGCTTGAATTTTCACTTGATAAAGATGGCTACTTGTATGTACGAGTCTTTGATGAGCAGATACAAGAAGATGTACTTCAAGAAGCGAAAGTTCGCAATGCTCTCAATGCAAAACAATGGGACGGCCATCAATTTAAGCATTACCTCGACCAAGCAGTTCGTAAAAGTGATGCAGTAGAGTTCTTGCGAGTTGCGGCAAAGCAATTTGCGACAACAGGATTCGCGCCGGGATTAAAAGGTGCAGCCATCGATGAGAATGGTGATGCCGAATTTGGGGCATTGATAACTCGCCTCTGCGCTACACTTGCAGAGTTAGTTGTGAACGGTAGGTCGGTATTTAAGGGCAACTTATCTTCCGAGGAGTTTGTGTCGGGCTTCCTGAATGGCAAAGGGTGGGGCATCACCAAGAAGGAGGTGCAGAATGCCGTAGGACAGACCGAGACGAAGTATGTAGGAGAGTTCGATGAGGTTATCGTGCGTGGCGTGATGCGTATCTTCTCGCTTGTTTATAGCCAACTGTTAGGCGAGAATGATAACCGTGTATTTACCTCTATGATGGAGGTGGACCACTATGATTCTACGACTGGCCGATTATGGTTGAAGACACAAGACGGTAAGTTGTACAACTCCTTCCGTAAGGGGGACTATATAATGGTTCAGCAGTATAACGGACTACCATCAGAAGAGAACGACCACTATATTACCAAACACTATGAGTTTATAATTTCAGATGCGGGGTGTGGTAATCAGGCCGATGGTGTTAATCGCCTTGATTGGATAACTTTCTCAAACTTTATATCTGCTGATGGCCGTTCTGCCGCCGATGTTATAACAAAGGGAGATACCATTGTTCGCGTAGATAGTGCCACTGATGCAGACCGTAAAGGCATAATACAAATAATCACCGTAGGTGCGGCTACTCCATATATGGATATTGTATATGGAATGAAGACAGACCCCGATAATTATCTCAAAGGACGTATTGGCAACCTTGAAGGAGTGCATCATCATCTCTTTGGGTGGTTGCAGGGTTTTGGTGAGTTACTAACCAATCTATATGCCGTAGGTGATATACGTTTGAGACGCACAGGCGAGAGCCTTGATGCAAAGATAGAAATGTTGAAAGGCTTATTTTCAACATCATATCAGCGCATAACATACGACCTTACAGAGGAGGATAATTATCTGCAAAACGCTACTTTTACCGAATCAATGGAGGGGTGGAGTAATGGCAATGATACTACGCTTGTAATAGTGAATGATGCTCCTATGCTTGTCAATGGGAACACCGTGCAAGCGATTGGTAGCGTTGCGGCCATCGAGGAATATGATGGGCGTAATATGCTGCATATTCGTAATAGTTATATCCGACAGGCTAATGCCAATATCCGTAAGCCCAGCACTCACAAAGTATATAGCACGAATAATACTGATGCTATGAATGATGGTTATACCGAGGAGCGAGATACACTGTATCTTACGATAAAATATCTTGCAAAATCGGGCGGAACTCTTCGTGTGGGCTTTGACCAGCAGTCGAATGTTATTGGAGCATTACCACTTACGCAGGTAGAGATTGATAAATCCCTATCGTGGAAGATAATGCAGGTATATGGCACTTGGGACGGCAAGGGAGACTTTATCGTGGAGTATTCTGGTGATATGTATGTAGCAATGCTCTCCATCACAGATAGGCCTCTCGATGAGTACAAGAAGGAAACAGCCACCAAAATAGAGCAGACAGACTCCAATATAGAACTACTTGCAACCAAAGTGGATAATCAACAAGGTTCAATAACGCAACTTGGTTTAGACATCGATGCGGCCAATGAGCAAATAACTATATATGCGGAGAAAACATCAACTCTTGAAAATACTACATCAAGTCTTGGCCTCCGTCTCGATGCAGTAGAAGGCGATATTAAGATATATGCAGAAAATACCTCGGCCAATGAAAGTGCTATTGCAGAATTAAAACTTAGGGCAGATGGCATTGAGACATCGGTGTCATCAGTGTCTGATGATTTGGAAAAGGCAAAGGATACTGCGGCGGCGGCTTCTGCGGCGGCACAGGCTGTGGCAGATGCGGCTTTGGTAAATGCTGGCAATGCCCAAAGTGCAGCGGAAGATGCACAAGATACAGCCGATGATGCATTAACAAAGGCTAAGGCCAATGCTACGGCTATATTGCAAAATGAGAGTGCTATAAGTATTATAGCAGCACGCTTTGATGAAGACGGAAACCTTTTAGAGGGAAGCGGCTGGGTTACAACATCTAAATATCAGGAGTTATATTCGCAAGTCAATGATGCGGAAACAGGCCTATCTACGAAGGCGAGTATAAGCACAAGTGTACAGTATGACCCGACAACAAAGAAGATTATAAGTGATATAAAACTTACGGCGGACAACATTACATTGGAGGGTGTGGTTACAGCCAACAACTATTTCAAGGTGCTTACCGATGGCTCTATTGAGGTGAATAAGGGCGCATTTAACGATGTCGTTATCACTGGTTCATTAGCAGAGAAACCAAAATCATTACCATCAGGAACTTCTTTGGATTTTAGCACGGGTTTTAACTTCGCGGGATATGCTTCAGCCAATAGTAGCAAAACACTATACCTGCCAACGGATACAAAGTATAATGGGGTGCGTTGTACTATTACTAACACCAACAACAATGGAGGCTATTTCATCATAAAGTGTAGTGATAGTGCAAACTTTATGTATAGTTCATATAACGCCACTATGCTTGAAACCAACACTATCAATTTGTATGGCATTGGCGATGTCCGTTTGCGTGCAGTACTCAATAGTAGTGGCTCTCTTCGTTGGTTTATTGAGAACGAAGGCTCGTTTAGTTATGATTGGGCTAACAAGAAACTTACCAATGGCAATGCGGCTCCTGCGGCTCGACTGATAAATATTTTCACATTAAAGAATACAACATTAACCACAGTTTTTTGTGCAGATAATAATGCCATAACGGGTACTCCTACATCAAATTCTTCAGCAGCAACTATTACTTGGGCTATTAAATTTAGCAAGTCTCGAAGCGGACACAAAAAGGCGTATATTCCAATCGTGGCATCAGACCTCTGCAACATAGCAGCTGCAATGGTTACTAATATCACTAATGCGGGGTTTACCATAACAGCAGGCGCAATATATCCATTTGGATTAGATTCGGTGCAGAAGGCGACTCTCACCGTCTGCATATTTGAGTATAGTTAATTAAACCTATAAAATTATGGAAGTAAATCTAAAACGACCCTTTGTGGATAATTACGGCGATGCGGTTTGTGAACTGCGAAAAGGTATTCCCGAACAAACAGAGATAGGGCGACAGGTATCGAAGATACTATTTAACTTGTCCTCGCTTGGCGGCGTGCCTCTTGATGCCGACCAGAAGTATGAAGCGTATAGGCTCTGCCAGCGCATTACTGCCACGCCCGAGAAGGTAGAACTTACCGCAGAAGATGTGGTATTCCTCAAAAGAGTATGTGGAGAGCAGTTGTCGGCAGGAGCCTATGGGCAAGTGTACGACATTCTTGAAAACAATGTTAAATAATAATATCAAACACTATGAAAAAGAAGACAGAGAAAACATCGGTAAGTTATGACCCCGTAGTCATTAGCGAAACGACAAACGTTCAGTTCACAAAGTCGGTAAAGAGTACAGGCACGGCTATTTATGGAAAAATCCTTAAAGATGGTGCAGAGGTTGGTCAGGTCTCTTACGAGGAGACGGGTGACTATATGATTACCAGCGTCAAGCCGTTTAGCAAACTCACGAAAGAGGAGGTTGCTGAGTTATATGCACAGGTGCCTACTTGCATCGATGAGATGTTACACGAATAAATTATTGTTCCTATGGGAGTACTTCAAACATCACAAGAGGAGTTGCAGGCCTTCTATGCTATGGCTTTGCCGGGATTCCTTGAATATATCAAGAATCACGGCACAAGCGTAGATAAAATAGAGATGGCCACAACGCTTGAAGGTATCAAGTCACTTCCTGCGCTTATGCAACTCGGCGGCGTTGAAAAGACGGTACTTGCTCCGCTAAATCTGCTCACGAAAGATGTAGATGAGCAAATCGAAAACTGCAAGGAGGCCACCACTAATGCTAATACCTCGGCTACCGAGGCGAGTGCGGCGGCAAAGCGTGTCACTGATGCTATTGTAGAGATATCGACACAAAAGCAGGAGGCACTCAATGCGGCGAGTTCAGCCCGTACAGCGGCTACATCAGCCAACACGGCTGCTACTGCGGCAAATGTTGCGGCATCAAAAGCCAATAAAGAAGCCTCTAATCTTTCAGGATTGAAGACGGCGTGTCAAGATGTGACCACTCGTTGTGAGAGTGCAGTGCAGGGAGCCGAGGAGAAGGTGGTTGAGATGGACGCTTTAATGAAGAACTTTTCGGGAGATGGTCAGGCTGCTCCTGCACGAATGGTTATTCAGGCTCCGACAACCATCAGTACAAAAAATAAGATTGCTCAGCGTATAGGTGTGATACTCTATCCGAGTTATGTGATGAGGAATGTACTATTCAATAGATTTGAAGGTAACTCACTACATATAAATCCATCAGGAAATCTTACGGTTACAGGACTTGGAAAGAGCCGATTTTACATCATACCTACGGGTAATACGGAGATATGGCAGCAGGTAGATATCACAGTCCGTGAGCCGCAGATGCGCCTGACAAGTTCGGGAAAGATACGCTTGAACAATGGTAGAATTAGAATAGTATAACCTAATTAAAACAAAACTATGGCATTAACAGAATCCGAAGAGAGTAAATTACGCACGATTATCAGCGCGTTTGAGAATGGACAGCAGATAGATGACCTCGCAATAGCATCAGCTGCTGTTCAGGATAAAGAGATTGAGGTGTTCGACAAGGTTACGGGTGCATCGGGGCGTATGGGCTTGCGCGATGCAGTCCAGATGGCTAATGCTCCCTACTTCGCACGCTATTGGAATATGGATAGCGCGACACCTACCGCCGCAGGTTGGGAGGGTAGTTTGGAGTTCGGGCAGAATCTCCCCGATGAATTGGGCCTCGGTTGTTACTTGGTAAAGAACGACCATTCACGCCGAAAACTTGACCCAACAAACCACTATCGCTTTGCTACGGGTGAAACGGCAAAGTTGGACGGCAGTATGGGACACTATCAGTGGGGTTGGGGTAAGACCTTTTATATTGCATTTTGGCAGCAGGCAAGACGCTTCTATGTTGCAGTGTCGTTGTCGCCGATTGCAGGTAAGTGGAATTATCGCATACCCGTAGGTAGTATGTCGGCCAGCGGCCACGCTTGTATGGAGCGTAGCACTACAACATTGGTGAGTTACATTAACGATGACCCGAACTATCGTGGAGGTGATAACTCCACAAGTTATGACGGTACTCCGAAAACATTGTGTGGCCGTGCTGTTACCAGCATTACTACCGAAACCGCCCGCGCTGCTGCTCGCAGGAACGGTTCAGGTTGGTTGGCAGGAACAATGCGCCATAGTGCCGTTGTAAAGGTATTGTTTGAGGTTATCTTCGGTACTCGCAATGTGCAGGCGGCATACAATTCTAATAGAGATGCCAATGGCCTCTATCAAGGGGGATTGGGTTCTGGTGTTACGAATTTGAGCTGGGGCACTTGGGGTGATTACAACGGTTATAGACCATTCTTGCATACCAGCGCAGGTGTAGAGTTGGCCGATAGTTGTGGTATTGCCAATACAGAGGTGAAAGATGCCGATGGAAATGTTATCTACACGGCTCCCGTGCCCGTATTCTTCGGATTGAAGAATATGCACGGCTATTTGTGGCGTATTCAAGATGATGAGTTTGGCAAGTGTAATGCGGACGGCTCTATCACTCATCTTGTAGCACCGTCTATCTATGGAGAGTGGACTTGCGGAGTTGAGACAGGTATGAAGGCTTATTCGACAACACCTCCTACGGGTGAGGGTTACATTAAGTCTATGGCTTATGACAAACTTGAAATGTTCCCAACGGCAACGGGTGGTAGTGAGAGTACCTATATGTGTGATTACTTCTGGAATACGAGTGGTGCTACTTCGGGCTTCCGTCTTTTGCTTCGTGGTTGCTTTGCGAACTCTGGCTCTCCATCGGGTACTTCTGTTGTCCATGTGAACGATGCTGTCTCGCATTCCAGTGTGGGCATCGGCGCGCCCCTCTGCGAAGCTGTCGAAGAGTGGACGGTGGAGCCAGAGTATGCGGAGGT